CAAGGGTGGATATAACTTATTGACAGATCAGTTTGAGGCTTCTACCTGCATGCTCAGGATCTATGACCCTAACGGCATATGGAATCCACAAAACACTGCAAGCCCTTACTACGGCAAAATAGTGCCTAACCGTAAGGTGCGTGTCTCTACTCTTTACAACGGCGTTGCTCATTACTTATTTTCAGGATATGCCTCTAGCTATAACTACACATATCCCAAAGATCAAAATATCGGCTATGTGGACATTCTTTGTACTGATGCTTTCAGACTCTTTCAGTTAGTTACTGTCTCATCTATTCCAGCTGGTGTTGCAGGACAAAGCACTGGACAAAGAATCAACACGATCCTAGATACCGTTAACTGGCCAAACTCTCTACGTCAGATCGATACTGGTGACTCTTACTGTCAGGTAGATCCAGGAGGCACTCGCACAGCTCTAGGTGCTCTTAAGATGGTTGAAGCTACAGAGCAGGGAGCCTTCTACATCACTGGCGAAGGTAATGCCATTTTCAAGTCACGCTCTAATGTAGAAAAGACTAATGGCGCAGCTCCTGTGACTGTCTTTAATAACAATGGCTCAGGTATTGGATATTTCAATATCACTTATGCCCATGATGACAAACTCGTTATCAACTCCACAACTGCAACTAATGTAGGTGGCACAGCTCAGACAGCCTCAGATGCAACAAGCCAGGCTCTCTACTTTAAGCACTCGTATGCCCTGCCTAACCTTGTCGGGCAAACGGATGCAGATGCTCTCAATATCGCTCAGCTCTACACAGTTACTCGTAAAGACACCACGATCCGCATCGACTCTTTGACCCTTGATCTATCTACCCCTAATTACTCAGCTGGAGTTACAGCTGGTCTGTCTCTGGACTATTTCAACACTGTTCAGATCACCTCTGATACTCAAGGCTCCACATCAATTGTTAAAACATTACAGGTAATGGGTCAGGCATATGAGATTACACCTGCAAAGTTTATGGCGACCTTTACAACATCTGAGCCAATAGATGATGCCTTTATTTTGGACTCCGCGCTTTACGGAATCCTCGATCAATCCGTACTTACTTACTAAGGAGACAATATGACCGCTAACGCTGGTTATCACACATATACGACAGGTGATGTCCTGACGGCTGCACAGGTTCAATACAACCTGCAAAATCAGACGGTCATGTACTTCGCTACAACTGGTGCTCGCACCACTGCCCTAACAGGAGTATCGGTAGAAGGCATGGTCAGTTATGTACCATCTACAGGACTTCAGTATTACAACGGAACAACTTGGGTCAATGTCGCAGGGGCAGCTTCCCCTTTAACTACTAAAGGTGATGTCTATGGCTATGACACAGCTGGAGCGCGAATCCCAATCGGTAGCAATGCACAAGTCTTAACTGCCGACTCAACACAAGCTCTTGGATTGAAATGGGCAACTCCTGCAGCTGGTGGGTCAATGACATTGCTTAGTACAACCTCATTAACTGGCTCATCTGTCGTGCTTTCTTCAATTAGTCAAAGTTATCGTGATTTGAGACTTGAAATTAAAGATCCAACTTTCAGCACAAACAATTCAGACATCTTGTTGAGAGTTAATGCAGATACAGGAACAAATTATGATTCTTATCAAGCATATTCTCAAGTTGGAATCCTAAACGGCTACAGTGGTGTGGGCAATGAAACCAGTTTCAATGTAACTCGTCAATTTGACATGCAAAATACAAGCGTTGATGCCGCTTTCATGTATCGGCTTTACGATTACAAAGATACAACATCAATTCGCTTAGGTGATTACATTGCTAGTTTTCAGAAAGGTGCAACAACTGCTGGGGATAGAATCCTTGTAGCTGGACAGTTGTACTACAAAAATGTTGGCACAACAATTTCATCTATAACAATTGCAATGTCAGCAGGTACTTTTTCAACTGGCACTGCTTACCTATACGGAGTGAACTAATGACAATTATCAAGGAAATCAATACGCAAACAGGCGAAGAAATTGAACGCCCTATAAACGCCGAGGAATTAACACAACTAGCCAAAGACGATAAAGAATACAAAGCGAGACAATTTGAGGCAGTCAATAAAAAAGCCGCTAAATCCGCACTCCTTAACAAACTTGGCATTACTGAGGATGAGGCACTTCTCTTACTTTCATAATGACTAAATACGCACAAGGTACACACGCTCGCATGGTGGAGATAGCACTGGCAGAAGTCGGCACGGTAGAAGGCCCAAAGGATAACGAGACTAAATATGGGGCATTTACTAAGCGCAACTTCCTACCGTGGTGTGGCAGTTTCCTCATGTGGTGCGCCCATGAAGCTGGGGTCAATGTGCCTGACTGTGTAAGTACCAAAGATGGAGCTGCGTCTTTCAAGACTTCTAATCACTTCTACGATCATCCTCAAGCAGGAGACTTTGTATTCTTTGATTTCATCGATGATGACAAGACAATCATCAACCATATTGGCCTAGTGATCCGTAGCTCTGATAAGGCAATCGTGACTGTTGAAGGTAACACCTCACCTGCTGGAAAAGATCGCAACGGTGGACAGGTCATGCTCAAGACAAGGGCTTTAGGAAATCACTCGGGAATCGTTGGCTATGGAAGGCCAGTCTATAAAAGCCCAGTGACTAGCAACCAGGAGAAACCATGAAAGAGCAATTGAAAGCAGCTGCAATCTCATATGCACGTGCAGCTCTGAGCTGTGTAGGTGCGTTATATCTATCAGGTATTACAGATCCAAAGACTTTGGCTAATGCCTTTGTTGCAGGTCTTATCGGGCCAATTCTAAAAGCACTCCAACCTAGCGAGAAGCAATTCGGAGCTAAGTAAATGACTCAGGCCCAGTCGTTTGTAGGTTTGTTATTGGGGATAGCAACTCTATGTGGCATTACGGCTGGGCTTGTTCGCCATCTTGTAAAGGCTTACCTGTCAGAGTTAAAGCCTGATGGCAACGGTGGGAGTAATCTTCGAGGTCGCGTTGACCGTATAGAAAAGCAGGTAGATAAGATTTATGAAATCCTGCTGGAGCAAAGGCTTAGGCAGTAACAGCCTGCTCTATTTCTTCTAAGTCCTTGAAGTATTGAAGCAACTGGCCTCTATTAATCACCATGAATACTTTGTAAATCCGTGTCACCTCATGGTGGACTGTTGCCTCTGATACGTGGATGGTCTCTGCAATGGCCTTATTTGTCAATCCTGAAATCATGTGATGGACGATCTCATTTTGTCTCTCGGTTAGTGCGCCACGCATTTCTTTGAGGCTATGGTGCAGCTTGGCCTCTGATTCAATAAAGGCAAAGTGGGCTGTGGTCATGTAGCCTGCTAATAACTCGCTGAACTCTCGGGATACAACGCAACCTGATTCGGTAGCTGCCCACGCGATAATCGCTAATCCTTGATCTTTCGCTTCCTTAAAAATCTGAGGCGGTATTCTCGTGGCCGTATTGTTATACATGACTCCCCTTGTTGAACAATAATGAACTGTTCAAATGAGTGTGCCCCCCCCCCTGTCCTTTGTCTATTACTTAATGGTCATTGAGTGGTCAAACTAAATACCCCTAATTGCCGCCTGTTGGTAATGAGTAAGTGCAGACATAGGTGATCGAGGATCAGGTACATCTTCTGACGGTTTAGAACTTGGAGCTTGTAGCCACTCTTTGTTTTCTTCCCATAGAGCCAGTGCCTGTTTCGCAGCTTCTACGAATAGGTGCATGTCACGGCCGCGTAGTTTCAGTGACGCTTGGATCTCTTGATTCTTAAATCCATCTTTGAGAATCTGAGTTGTGACAATTACAAGATCTCCTGGATTAATTGCTTTGTCATGAAAACCGTAACCGAAGAGCTCTAACTTTCCATCCATACGAGCAGAGGACACAACCTCAAAGAATCCAGAAGGCTGCATGCGAGGTGCTGCCATTTAATTTCTCCCATGTCTAGGGTGTGTCTGCTCTTGTTACCTGTCAGTGCCGTTACGTACATTGCACTTATGAACTTCACAATGAAGATCATGAACAGATACTAAGAAGATCACACCTTTGTATCTAGGGAGTAGATAGATAGAAATTATCTATCTGCGATTAATTAATTAGCAGTACAACTTAATACCTTTGATTTTTTTGATAGTCCGACTTGTTACATTATGTAAAGTAAGAATCAGGCAACTGACCTCTTACGCTATAAAGAACCTGTCTGCTATCAACTAAATGTCTGTGTATCAGAGTTATGTCAAGCTATTTAATTCTTCTCTTACGCCCTATTTCATAAGGATACAAGAGAAAAGGGCTGAAACATGGATTGGACACAAATACCACCACTCATTTATGCAGTGCTTCTAGCTGCCGCAACCTTCTACCTCGGGCTTCTACTGGGCTCTAAACACACCTACCAGTCAGGCCAACGCGATGGCTATAAGCGAGCCATGAAGAAGGCACAACGCTATGGGGTGGATCAATGAACTTCCTTGAAAACTATGAAACTGCCAATGAGACCATCATCCGCTTTCGCAAAGAACATCCAACAGGTCGGATCGTTACCTCAATCCAAGATTGCGAGTTGGACAAAGGCTGGATATTAGTAAAGGCAGAAGTCTTTAGAGAGTATGAAGATCATGTGCCGAGTGCTGTTGATTTTGCCTATGGCAACGTGGCCACCTATCCAGCCAATATGAAAAAGTGGTTTGTTGAGGACACGGTTACTAGCTGTATTGCTAGAGCGATCAAGCTGCTATCCCCTAGTGCAACTCGACCATCTAGGGAAGATATGGCGCGTGTGGAATATGAGGCAACACCCAGTAAAGATGAAGATGATCTTTGGGCCTCTCTTACGGTTACAAAGACCGAATCTGTCGCTGGTGTCGAACCCGTAGGAAACATGCTGACCTTAGTTAAAGAGGCAGACCTATCCCCTTTGCAGGTTCCTCATTGCCGACATGGTGAAATGAAGCTACAACATTCAAAGCCTGACTCAGCAAAGAAGTGGTCAGGCTACTTCTGCAAAGGCCCACGTGGGGCTGACCAGTGCTCTGTCGTGTGGCTGTAATGGGTGAACTGACCTTTATTAAAGATGGTTTTGCCACTGTCCTACATGATGATGGAACGGCTACTACTACCCCAGTGTTTATGTGCGATAACTGCAATGAGTACGAGCCTTCACTAGGCGGCATGACCTATCGATTGGCAGATGGGATGGATGTCCTATGGATGTGCTCCAAGTGCCGTCGCTAGTAAAGGTTGTACTGGATTATCAACAAGAGACGCAGGCCCATGTCATAGGTCTTAAAAGGGTGACTGAGATTGGTGGTCGGGCCGACCATCATTCGCGCCATGACAAGCGTATTAATTTCCATGAATACGTCAGTCAAAACGCTGAGGCTGTTGGGTCAGAGATGGCTGTAGCTATGTACTTTGATGTACGTAACTTTGTCCCAACAGTCAACACCTTTAAGAATGAAGCTGACATAGGTAGCAAGGTCGAGATCAAGTGGACTAAGTATGAAACTGGTCATTTAATTATTAGGCCAAGTGAGCGTGAGCAAGATGTAGCTGTGCTAGTTACAGGACGCTCCCCTGTTTACTTCATTGTCGGCTGGATGCCTGTCTCTTGGGCTCGCAAGCCTAAGTATCTCAATGCCCTAGATCAAAACTATTGGGTGAATCAGCGTGATCTCTTGCCTATTGCAGATTTAAGGAAGTCCATCTATGGATCCAGTGCGCTATGAGTGTCGTATCTGTAAGAAGAAAACATTACAGATAGAACGTATCGTCACTGAGAATCTGCCACCTAATGTCAAAGTGCTGCAATGCACTGTATGTAGTGCAATGGGTGTGTGTTTAATGGATGAACTACATGCCTAATGCGACACGCCCTACATCGCGCCTATATGTAAATGGATTAGGTAATGGGGTGTATCGTGGACACTCACAGCACCCAGGGGTTTTGAATCTTGTTAGAGAGCATTCATTATCTGAATCGATTGATAAATCGCGAGTCTTTAAAATTGCAGTTGTGCTGTTACTACTTACTTCTTTGGTGACACCTGTGTCATCGTATGCTTCTGCATATTCTGTAGATCAGTTAAGAGTATATGCACATAGTCGTATAGTTAACTTTGATGAGTTTATTTGTTTAGATCACATACTTATCAAAGAGAGTCATTACAACTACTTAGCTACTAATGGCAGTCATTACGGTATAGGTCAGATGCGATCTGTTGCCTATCAATCTAAAGATCCTTATACACAGATAGATCTAACGATTAAATACATACACACACGCTATAAAACTATGTGTAGTGCATACGCTTATCATCGAAAGCATGGTTACTACTAATGGTTGCTAAGAAGCAAGATCCCAGGGTAAGTGCTACATATAAGGCAGCTAGATTACGTGTGCTACAACGTGATAACTACACCTGCTTCTATTGTGGTGGTGATGCCACGCAAGCAGACCATGTCATACCTATCAGCAAGATGGGTGATGCTCTTGATATGGACAACATGGTTGCAGCTTGTGCTCGGTGCAATAACGCTAAGGGTAATAAGAGCCAGGGTGTTTTTTTGAAGGCACGTTCTAC